AAAAATAATAATTATTTTATGAATAGTAATTAAAGCGGAAAAAGCAGCAGCACAAAAGCAGCAGCGAAAAAAGCGCAGCAGCAGCGGCGCGGGACCCGAAAAGCGCGGCCCGGTCCCGGTACTAGATCGAGAGGAAAAGCAGCAGCGAAAAAGAAAAAAGCAAAATGCAACCGAGATATAAAACGCCGGGGATGTATCGGGGATAATAGCAGCAGCAGCGGACCGGGAAAAGCATAAAAGCAGCGGCGCGGCCGGTGAATCCGGGGCGCGGTCTGGAGGATCTATAGCCCCGCCGGGGTTCCGGAGTAGTTAAGTACTTGAAACGACCCGACCTCTTAGGTTAGAAAAACTGGGCGAGAACGTTCAAATTTTTTGTGGAATGGGAAAGGGCAAAGGAGAATGGCAAAGAGTGCAAAGGATTTCGACAAACTTCGCAAGAAGTTGTTGGAAGGGGCGAAGGAAAAGGGGTTAGACCAGGACTACAAGTTCATGACAACCCTTGAGAGGTATGACACGCAGATCAAGAACCTCAAAAAGTTGGAGGAGGTAATCGAAAACTCCGACACAATTGTTGAAAAAGAATATGTTAAAGGGCGTCCGAACTTCTATGTTCACCCGGCAGTTAAGGAGTACAACAACACCTCCAACTCGGCGAACAGAACGATGGACACCCTTTTAAAAATATTGGCTCAGGCGCCCGTCAAGGAACCTGAGGATGAATTTGAAAAGTTCGTGAACTCATGAACTACATCTATCAGTATTATCAGGGGATTAAAGACGGAACCTATACGGTGGGTCTTTGGATCACCCTGATTTATGAATACATCGTCCACGGACTTCAGGATAAAAAGTTTTTCTTCGACCAAAAGAAAGCGAATCACGCAATAGACTTCATCGAAACGTTTTGCCGCCACGCAGAAGGGCCTTTAGCACCCGGCAAGATAAAACTTGAGTTGTGGCAGAAAGCGTTTCTGAGCATTGTTTTTGGCGTTGTAGATAAACAGGGTAACAGGCAATTCCGCGAGATATTCCTTGTAGTAGGGAGAAAGAACGGGAAGACCTTGCTACTTTCGGCTATTGCCGCCTACTGCGCTTTTGCTGATGGAGAGTACGGCGCGAGGATTTACTTCGTTGCTCCGAAACTTGAACAGGCCGAGATAGGGTACAACAACTTCTACCAAATGTGCGACAAGGAACCTTCTTTGAAAAAGAGGGTCAAGAAGAGAAGAACGGACGTTTATATCGAGTCCTCAAACTCTTCTGTTAAACCTTTGGCGTTCTCAGCTAAAAAGTCTGATGGCCTGAATATCTCTCTCGGAATCTGTGACGAGATCGCGAGTTACTCGGCCAATGGCGGAAACAAATTCTATGAAGTTCTGAAATCTTCTCAGGGAGCAAGAAAACAACCCTTGCTGATCTCAATATCCTCGGCTGGATATGAGAATGAAGGGCCGTATGATGAACTCTTTAAACGCGCTACAAGGCTTTTAAAGGGCGACTCAAGGGAAACAAGGTTTCTTCCTGTTATCTATGCAATTGACGATATTCGACTTTGGAATGACGCGAACGAATGGCAGAAATCCAATCCTAACTTGGGCGTATCTGTCACGCTCGATTATCTTCTTGAGGAACTTGCGGTAGCAGAAGGATCCTTACAGAAGAAAGCGGAATTTATTGTCAAATATTGCAACGTGAAGCAATCTTCAAGCCAAGCGTTCCTAAATGCCGTGGATGTTGAAAGAGCGTACACCGGGGTGCCGGTTCTTCCTGAGAATTACTCTGAACACTACGCCATGCTTGGCATTGACTTGTCTCGGACTACCGACCTTACTGCGGTGATGTGGTTAGTTCAAAAGAACAACATCATTCACATCTTCGGCAAGTTTTTCATGCCCTCGGAGAAATTGGAAGAAGCAACGGCAAGAGACAATCTTCCTTACAACATCTACGTTCAAAGGGGATTTTTACAGCTCTCCGGGGCGAACGTGATTGATTACCAGGACTGTTATGACTACATAACCAACATCATCAATCACTACCATCTGTACCCCTTGAGGGTTATGTACGATAGGTACTCGGCTCAGTACTTAATAAAAGACCTTGAGTCCTTTGGATGCCTTACAGATGACTGTACACAGGGATATAACATGACGCCCGGTATCGCAGAGTTTGAGGGCATGATAAAAGACGGAAGAATTGACATAGGGGATAACGATCTCCTGAAAGTTCACTTGCTCAACGCGGCTTTAAAAATGGAAAGCCAGACGGAGAGGGTGAAACTTGTGAAAATATCGCAAACGGACCATATAGACGGAATGGCGGCAATCATCGATGCCATGATAGGCAGACAGAAGTATTGGGCTGAAGATGGTTTACGTCTACAAAACATGAGGTAAAAACATGGGACTTTTTGAACTTCTCTTTCCCAAGAAAGAAAGGTATGTGGGCGGCAACACTTTTAAAACGCTGACCGCCTATGAACCGCACTTCACAACGTGGCAAGGGGAACTATACGAACAGGAACTTGTGAGGGCATCCATTGATGCTATCGCAAGATATTGTTCAAAACTTCAAGTCGAATGGAGAGGACCGGGCAACCCTTCGTTGCAGAAGAAACTCAAGAGGGCACCTTCTGAATGGAGTACATGGTCACAGTTCTTATATAGACTTGCCACCATACTCTATACGCAGAATACGGCGGTCATTGTTCCGATTATCAATCGTTACGGGGAGACAACGGGAATTTATCCGATCTATCCGAGAAGATGCGAACTATCGGAATATCAGGGCGTTGTTTATCTGAGAATCGAGTTCCATGACGGACAGAGGGCTGCGGTGGAGTTAGAGAAATGCGGCATTATGACCCGTTTTCAGATGAAGTCCGATTTCTTCGGAGACAGGTCACAGTCGCTCGGACCTACGCTCGATTTGATTCACTTGCAGAACCAAGCAATCAAAGAGGGCGTAAAGAACAGTTCGACATATCGCTTCATGGCGACTATCACGAACTTCACCAACTCGGCTGACCTTGCCGCAGAAAGAAAGAGGTTCACGGAATACAACCTCGCAAGCGCAGACGATAACTCAGGTTTCCTTTTGTTCCCGAACACCTACAAGGACGTTAAACAGATCGAGAGCAAACCTTATGTTGTTGATGCCGCTCAGCAGAAACTCATTCAGACCAACGTTTTTGACTACTTCGGAGTGAATGAGAAGATCATTCAGAATAGCGCCACCGCAGAGGAAATTGATGCGTTCTATGCGGGTGCCGTGGAACCCTTCGCCATTCAGCTGGCGGAGGTATTAACCAATATGCTCATTTCCGATACTGAGAGGTCTTACGGAAACATTATCGAAGTATCTTCCAACAGACTTTCCAACATGAGTATCGGAAACAAGATCAAACTTGCGAACGCTATGGCTGACAGAGGTCTTGCCATGATTGACGAGATCAGGGACCTTTTCAATATGCCGCCTCTCCCGGACGGACAGGGACAGAAGTCACCTATCCGTGGCGAATACTATTTCGTCCAGGAGGGCAAGCCGAGTTATGTCGGACCGCAGCAGACTACAACTACAGAAGAAGAGGAGGACGAAGATGCCTTATCTACCGAATGAGAGAGAATATCGTTCCATACCCCTTGAAAGGATGTTAGGGAACGAAGAAAAAGAATATCGAGTAAGCGGGTATGCGACCACCTTTAGTGATCCGTACACGCTCTTTTCTTATGAAGGAATCGATTACAAAGAACAGATTGACCCTAATGCAATCGATGCCGACACGGATATGTCTGACGTTATCTTTCAGTATGACCACTCAGGGATGGTGTTCGCGAGAATGTCCAACGGAACCCTGAAACTCTCAACTGATGAGCATGGCCTGAAAGTTGAAGCGGACTTATCCAAAACAAGTGATGCCCGGAATATGTTTGAGAACATCGATTCCGGCATGGTCAAAGAAATGTCTTGGGCGTTCACGGTAGATCGGAACGAGTATGACGAAACCAACCATATCAGAACGATACGCCATATAAAGCGCATATATGACGTAAGTGCCGTTTCGCTACCCGCAAACCCCAACACAGATATTGCTGCCGCCCGTTCCTACATAGACGGAGAGATCGAGAAGGCGAAGGAGGAGTTCCTTAAGAGGGAGCAGCAGAAGAAACGGATCAGGCTACTGATCGACACAAGGAGATAATCATGGAACTGAAAACAATGTCCAGCGAACAGTTGGAAGAGAGACTTTCCGAGATCCGTGGACTTCTTGATTCTCCTGAGGCAGACCTCGACTCTCTGGACGCAGAAGTAAGATCTATCAACGAAGAACTTGAAAAAAGAAGTCAGGAACAGGAAAAAAGGTCCGCAATCCTCGACAAGATTTCCGAGGGTGAGGGCAAATCCGTAGAAACATTTGAAGCAGAAGAAAGAAAGGAATCCGTCATGGATATCAAAGAATTCAGAAATACTGATAAGTACATTGACCTCTATGCAGAGGCCGTTAAGAGCGGGGACGATAGTGAACTCCGCGCAGCACTTCTCTCCGAGAACGTAGAGGGCGATGTTGCCGTTCCTACTTTCGTAGAAGAGGGAGTACGCACCGCTTGGGAGCGTGATGAGATCATGCGTTATGTTCCGAAGCTTGACGGAATTGGCAACTACAAGGTGAACTTTGAGCTGTCCGCAAGTGACGCAGAAGTTCACGAAGAGGGCGGCGACCCGATCGATGAGGAAACTCTGACGCTCGGAACAGTCGAGATCAAACCCGAATACATCAAGAAATGGAAGGGCGTTTCCAAACAGGTGCTTGGTTTCCGTGGCAGACGTTTCCTCGACTATCTGTACGATGAAATTGGTTACCGCGTAATCAAGAAAGCGGCATCCCGTCTTATCGGACAGATCGCCGGTCTTCCTCAGACCGCAAACGCATCTTCTCCGTCCGCTGGCGCTATCACCGCAGCTCCCGCTCTTGGTGTTGTTGCTCAGCTTGAAGGACTTATTACAGGCGAGGCCGGCAGCAAGGTTCTCATCATGAACCCGCAGACAAAGGCCGCTTTCAAGGCTGCCGTATATCAGGGCAGTTTCTATGCAGACCCGTTTGAGGGCTATGACGTAATCACCACCGATGCGCTCCCGGCATACTCCGCAGCTGCTTCCGGTGCCGTTTACGCAATCCTCGGCGACCTCCGCAACGGAACGATCGCAACCGCTCCGAACGGTGACGGCATTGAGTACACCTTCGACCCCTACACCCAGAAGAAAGCCAACATTGTTGAAATTCTCGGTGAGTGGTTCCTCGGAACTGGCGTTGTCGCAGACAAACACTTCGCACTTCTCAAGAAGGCGTAATAAGACTAAAAGGGGCGGAGAAATCCGCCCCTACTTTTTAAGGAGAAATCGCTATGGCAGAGATGCTGCAATTAACGAAGATCGCTATGAGGATAACGGTTACGGCATATGACCCGGAAATCGAACTTCTCATTAACGCAGCTTGTGCGGACTTGGGGATTGTCGGTGTTACGGCAACTTCCGAGACAACCGACCCTCTGTTGCAACAGGCGATCATTACTTATGTGAGGATGAACTTCGGAACACCTGAGGATTACGAAGATTTGAAGAAATCCTACGATGAACAGAAGGCTCAGCTCATATCGAACAAAAACTACGGACTCGCAGACTGGTGGGAGGGGAATGAATGATAAGGGCGACTGTAATCACCCTTGTTCCCGAAGAACCGAGAGGCGTTTTTGAAGCAATCCCTGACAACGCAAGAGAAATCTTTGCTGAGATAAGAAGTGTTAGAAATAACGAATTTTATCAGGCTTTGGCTCAGGGTATCGAACCTTCATTTATCTTTCGCCTTACGGACTATTCCGAGTACCAGGGCGAGAAATTGTGTATCTACAACGGACAGTACTATCGGATCATCAGGACTTACACTCCCGTTAACGGTCAGGTCATCGATTTGACCGTGCAGAAGGTGGATAAGTTTGTGGGAGGTGGCGGAACATGACGATTGAAGATTTAGCGAACGGCCTGAACGCTCTTAAAGAGGGTTTGCGGTTTGTTCACTTCGGATGGTCGCCCGCTCCCGACCACGAATATGGAGTCTATGCGGAAGACGATGAAAGTTATTTCAGGGCAAACAATCGTCACTCCGAGAAGACCACCATCGTCTACATTTCCCTTTACACGAAGGATGATACCGGCACTACCAAAGACTTGATTGAAAACTATTTCAACACTTTGGCAGACGGGGGTCCTTATGTGTTTGGGTGGTATCTCAACACCATCCAATATGAGGAAGAAATGGGATATATCCACTATGAATGGGTTACGGAGTTCTGTTAATGCCTACGAGAATCAATTATTCAGAACTTGATAAGTTCGCAGACAGGATGGCAAAAGTCCCGAAGAAGATAGTGCCGATCATGCGTCATACCGTTTATTCAGGAACGGATGTTGTTCTCAAACACGTTAAGGAACAACTGAGGATTGCTGAAAAGGGTCATGGCGATCCTAGAAACACAAAACACCTTGTGGATGAGCTGAAAGCGGACAAGATCGAATCCAATGCGAACGAGTCCGCGACCAACGTCCACTTTATGGGGTATGACACGGTGGAAACCAAGTCGCACCCGAACGGAAAACCGCAACCGTTAAAAGCGGCGACCCTTGAGAGTGGAAGGGCGGAATACACCCGAAAAGACGGTGTAAGGGTTCCTCCCATAAAGGCCACTCACTTTTATACGAAAGCTATGAATAAGTCCCGAAACCATGCCAAAGAGGTCATGGATAAGGAATTTAATGAATGGCTAGAAAACGCAGTAAACGAAGGAGATTAAAATATGGCAAACGTAGGAACTGGTTTCTCCAAACCTTATGTTGCTCTCTATTCCAATAGCAACGGAACCAACGCTTACACAAGCGGCCAGGTTCTTGCAAGGGGCGTTGAAGTCTCTGTCGAACCCGATACCGTGGACGATAACAACTTCTACGCTGACAACATCGTTGCTGAAACCGAGAACGGCATTGTCTCCGGTGGTGAGATCACGCTGACAGTTGACGGACTTGACGCGGCGGCGAGACGCCTGATCTACGGACTTCCTGAGGCAGCAGACGGATGGGTAGCGTTTGGTGACGAAGCATCGCATCCTTATTGCGCGGTTGGCTTCATCTTCCGCACAATGATGAACGGTGTTACAAGTTACTTCCCGGTGGTATTCCCGAAGTGCAAGTTCCAGCCTTATGGCGAGGAAATGGCGACACAGGAAGACCAGATCGATTGGCAGACAATGGAACTCGTGGCGAACTTCATGAGAGATGACACCGCGAGTCACAACTGGAAGTACACTTCCGACACAGGCTACAACACGGAAACGGCAGCAGAGAACGCTCTTAAGACTTTCCTGGACATCTAAGGAGGAATAAATGGTCACGATTCTTGGCAAGGAATATGAATTTCGACTCACTCTATGGGCTAAAGACCAGTTGGAAAAAACGTACGGTTCTTACAAACTTCAAGACCTTCTTGAGGTGGAAGATGACAAGGAACTGTACAGGAGAATCATCGGAATAGCGAGGATCCTTATTCAGGCGGCAAATCTTCGTTCCAAACAGAACGTTGAGGCGTTTCTTGAGGAGAAGGACCTCCCGTCCCCTGATTGCTGGTTGTTCATGGAGGACCGCGAAGTAGGCGACATTGTGAAAGCGATAACAGACGCTTACATCAAGTCGCACAACATCTCAGTCGAAGTTCAGCCAGACCCAAAAGACGAGGCCACGCAGTAAAAATCACTACTGCGTGGCTTATCGGTTCGGGAATGAAAACAGGCCTGTCTTACCCCGAAACAGTCGCAAGGACGGAAGGGGAAATAATGGACATGATTGCCTGTTGGTTGATCGCGCAAGGCGCGAAACAGAAATTCACTTATAACGCAAACAACTTCATGGAAATAATGAGGATGAAATAAATGGCGGGATCTATATCCACTAGAATATTGTTATCAGGCGGTAAAGAGTTCGCCAATCAATTCAAAACAATTGCATCCAACGTTAAAGAGGCGACCTCATCCCTTAAATTGCTCGACAAGAGCATGGAACAGAACGGCACTACGGCGGACGGGCTGAGGAATAGAATCAGTCAGCTCACAAGGGTGTATGACCTCCACGAGAGCGCGATAACCCTCATCGAAAACCGAATGAGGGAGATGGCCGCTACCGGGAAACTCACCGAGCAGCAGCAGGCCGAATTTACCAACGAGATCAACAACCATCGTATCGCTCAGAGGGAAGTCGCTGACCAAATCTACAAGACTACTCAGGAGTTAGATAAGTACGGTACTGAGGCCGACCAAGCCGAGAAAGAAACCAAAGAGTTAGGGACCGCCCAAAAGGACACGGGCATGGACACGTCCACTTTCGCCGGGCAGATTGCCGTAGCGACAGTCGGATTGCAAGAACTCGTCAACGTTGCGAAGCAAGTAGGCAAAAAGATATACGAAGTCGGGAAAGCGGCGGTTGATTACAACTCTCAGATGGAGAGATACAACGCTACCATTTCCGCGTTCTTTAGGACTTCGGGACAAAGCGCTGAAGAAGCGCAGAGAAACACCGAGTCCCTTATTCAGAATCAGAAAGACCTTGCCATCCAAATCGGTCTTGGCGTTGATACTTTGGTAGATGCCAACAAGATGCTTATCGCGTCCGGGACGAGCGGAGAAAGGTCACAACAGGCCGTATCAGCATTGGCGAAAGCAATCGTGGCGACCGGGGGCGGTAACGATGAACTCACCCGAATGGTTGGCAACTTGCAACAGATCCAAAACTACGGCAAGGCATCCGCAACGGATATGCGACAGTTCGCCTATGCCGGTGTTGATGTGTATTCCCTCCTTGCAGACTCTACGGGTCATACCGTGGAAGAACTCAAAGAGATGGACATCACCTTCGACATGATTGTTGATGCCCTGACCCAAGCTACAACAGAGGGCGGTAAGTTCTTTGAGGCTTCACAAGTCGGAGCGCAGACTTTGGAAGGGAAGATTTCTTCCTTGCAGAGTACTGTCAGGGATAAACTCGGAACGGCATTTCAGCCTGTCAATGACGCTTTAAGAGATGAAGTAATACCCGCTTGTCTTGAGTTGGTTGAGCAAATCGACTGGGAAACACTTGGCGCGGATATTGCCGAAACTGTTGAGGCGGCGGTCCATGCTTTAGGGCTTTTAAAAGATGCTGCGTCTTGGTTCATCGAGCATCAGCAGAAATGGCGTGGGGCGTATGACAAGGTTTCCGAAGGTCTTTCAAGAACAGAGAGAACGCACAACTCTCTCGCAAGAGGCATACTTGCCGACATGGGCTTGATTGACGAAAAAGAGACTGTGGTCACGAGGTCCCTGGCTAACATGGCGAATAGTCTGAGAGTGCAGATTGAAAACGCACAGGCACAGGCTAGAGGCTTGGCTAACGTGGCGAACGAATCCTACACTTGGGGCGTTCACATGATAGACGGATTTATCAACGGTATTGCCGCGAAAGTACCTTCTGTCGGAACGGCTGCCGCAAGAGCCGCGAACGCGGTCCGTCAGGTCATGGCATTTACGCGCCCTGATAAAGGCCCCCTCCATGAATATGAGCAGTGGATGCCGCATATGATGGAAGGGTTCGCAAAGGGCATCGATGATAACGTGTGGAGAGTGCAAAGAGCCGCATCTAATGCTGCCGGTGCTATGGCTGCTGCGACAAACTATTCAACAACAAACTTCAACGGCGGTATCAATCTTACTGTAAACGCCGCACCCGGAATGAATGAGAATCAGATCGCGGATGTAGTCATGGCAAGGATGCAAGAAGCTACAAGGAGGAAACAGGCGGTATGGCAGTAAACTATTTCATATACAACGGACATTCCTCCGAGGAGTTTAATATCAAAGTAGAAAAATGGCCTAATTTGGAAGTGCCGACAAGAGTAGTGGAGAAGGTTTCCGTTCCCGGAAGGAATGGCGACCTTCTTTTAGATACCGGGGCATTTTCAAATGTCGAAATGGAATACGAAATCTATTTCAACGCCAAAAAAGAGGGCTTTTTCGAGGTTTCAAAAGACATTTTAAGATGGTTGCTTAGTTCAAGGGGATATTTAAGACTTGAGGACAGTTACGATCCTGACATATACAGAATGGCATTACTTGCCGACCAGGAGAGACTAAAGGACTTCATGGGGTATATGGGGAGAACAACTGTTAAGTTCGACTGCAAGCCTCAGAGATGGTTGAAGAGCGGGGAATACGAACAAACCCTAACTTCCGGTGAGACTATCAACAACTCATGGATGCCTTGCTACCCGATATTCTCTTTGACAGGGAGCGGGACACTCACAGTCAACGGAAATTCCATCGCTATCTCCAACAATCTCAACAAGACCATCGTTATAGACTGCGAGACTCAGAACGCTTATACAGGCACAGAGAATCGGAACTCCGATATTCGGATAACGGGAGACTTCCCTTATCTTGAATCAGGGGAAAACGAAATAACATT